AAGTAATTAATTTTGAGGATATAAACAATGAACAGAAAACAGATACTCAAAGACGCTGATGGCAAAATTAGTCGTGACAGGGCAGAAGAGTACGGTGATGCGTGGGAAACCCATGAACGAGCCGCCTCTATGTGGTCTGCTATACTTGGTCAGGACGTTACCGTTGCGCAGGTTTACCAGTGCATAATAGCCTTGAAACTTAGTCGCCTGACCTTTTCACCAGAGCATCTTGATTCATGGGTCGATATTGCTGGCTATGCTGCACTAGGAGGAGAGGCGTATGACCTCAAAAGAAAACAGCCAGATTAGTTACCTGAACAGGTTGGACTTAGACACAATCGAAAAAGATTGGTTCCCACCTGACCACTTCCCTGACCTGCGTAACACCGACTATATCGCCATAGACCTTGAGACAAGTGACCCAAACATTACAGAACTAGGTCCAGGCTGGGCGCGTAGTGATGGGTTTATCGTGGGTGTAGCTGTTGCGGCTGGTGATTTTGTTGGATACTACCCTATCGCACATGAAGGCGGTGGCAATATATCTCATAGGCGGGTGATGTCATGGCTCAAGGATCAACTGGCTACCCCACATATTCCAAAGATTATGCACAACGCTACATACGATGCTGGCTGGCTACGGTGGGCAGGGGTCGAGGTTCAGGGCACGATAATCGACACCATGATAGCCGCGCCCCTACTGGACGAGAACCGCTTTAGTTACAGCCTGAACAATCTGGCAAAAGATTATCTGAACGAGCGCAAGGACGAGCGTACCCTCCGAGCCGCAGCGGCAGACTTTGGCATCGACCCCAAGGCTGAGATGTGGAAACTAAACTCTAGGTTTGTTGGTGCATACGCCGAGAAGGATGCTGAGTTAACGTTGAAACTCTGGAACCAAATGCGCATAGACCTGCAAAAACAAAGCCTGATGACCATCTTTGACATTGAGACAGCGTTGATACCTGTCCTGCTTGACATGAGAGAGAAGGGTGTAGGGGTTGACCTGGATAAGGCAGAGCAAGCCAAAATGGGTCTAATCAAGGCAAAGAAAGACCTTATCAGAGGCATAGAGCACGATACAGGCATAAGGGTAGAACCGTGGGTAGCATCAAGCGTAGCCAAGGTATTCGACCACTACAACTTGTACTACGGCAAAACAGAAGACACCAAACAGCCGTCTTTCAGAAAAGAGTTTCTACAGAACCACCCACATGAGATTGCAGGACGCATACTTAGGCTGCGCGAACTAGATAAGGCAAGCAACACATTTATCGACAACATTTTAAAGTTCTCGTACAAAGGGCGGATACACTGCGAGTTTCACCCACTGCGGTCAGATGATGGCGGAACTGTGACAGGTAGATTTTCGTCCAGTAACCCAAACCTACAACAAATCCCTGCGCGTGACCCAGAGATTAAGTCCATGATTCGTGGTCTGTTTGTACCAGATGACGGATGCAGGTGGGGCAGCTTTGACTACTCAAGCCAAGAACCAAGGCTCTTGGTGCATTACTGTGCGTCCTTGCCAGATGATCAGAGGCACTATGCTATTGATGAGGTAGTTGAAGAATACAAGAAGGGCGATGCCGACTTTCACCAGATGGTGGCGGATATGGCAGACATTACACGAAAGCAGGCCAAGACAGTAAATCTTGGCATCATGTACGGTATGGGCAAGGGCAAGCTGGCGAACACGATGGACATCACACCAGACCAAGCCACAAGCCTGTTGAAGAAGTATCACGAAAAAGTGCCGTTTGTTAAAGGGCTTGCCGACAAGGTGTCAGAGAGAGCCGAGAAGAACGGACAGATTAGGACGATACTAGGAAGACTGTGCAGGTTTAATATGTGGGAGCCGCGCAAGTTTGGCTACAACAAGCCTATGCCTTTGAAACAAGCGCAGGAAGAGTATGCACCACAACCGTTACGGCGTGCGTTTACATACAAGGCACTTAACAGATTGATCCAGGGATCGGCTGCCGACCAGACCAAACAGGCTATGGTGGCGTGCTATGAAGAAGGTCTGGTGCCGTTGCTCACGGTGCATGATGAACTTTGCTTCAATGTCGAGTCCGAGAAGCAAGCATCCAAAATCACAGAGATTATGGAAACAAGCCTGCCCCTCAAGATTCCAAGCAAGGTAGACCAAGAACTAGGAGAGAACTGGGGGGAGGTTGGCTAGTCCGCCAACGCTCTCATGCGGTCTACTAAACGCCGTGCGCGGTTTGGCACTTGCGTATACCATTTCGAGTCAACCATTTCGTCTGCGGCCTTGTTCCAATCTCTGGCATCAACGCCAGCCTTCATGCCCTTAAATTTACTCAACCGAGGCCGACCCATGTTGAACATCATGTTGCAGATAATATGCTGTGCTTCTTCCGGTAAATCGTCAAAGTCAGGATACAATACTTTGCATTCGTCAATCGTCACTGCCATGTCTAACGCAAAGAGGTTTTGCACACGATCCTGTTCAACAACTGTGCCGACAGGTTTACCGTGTTCTTTATCAGTTTCAGTAATTAGATGGCCTATACCGCAAGTTGGCAAACCAAGATGGTCCAAATATATCTCGTATTTGCACCCCTCATCTTCAGCGATTTCTTCGCGTAGTTTATCTTTGTTCATCGTGATCTTCCTAAAGATTGAGCTAATGCCTGAGATATAGGATCAGGATTTAAAATTGGAGATATCTGTGCCGTTGTCCTTGTCTGTGGGGCAGCAACTTGGGGCACTGGTGTAGAATACTGTATGTTGAGAGGACGAAACACCTCATTAAGTTCTCTTGGTTGTGACCGTTCACGCCTTTGTTGTGCCGTTTCTGAGGACTGAACGGTAGGTATAGGTGCAGGTATTGATGTTGCTTGTTGCGCTATGGACTGACCTCCAGCTTCATATGCTGTTTCAAACAATCTACCCAACTGGTCATATTCCCCTTTACCTGGACGCACACCAGTGGGTTTTGTAATTATTTTAAGAAAAATGGGATTGCGTAGAGCGGAAGAAGCAACTTTTAAACCAAGGGCTGTGCCTGCTGCAGCCAACGGAGCTGAAAAATATGCTGTAACTCCCAACCCAGTAGCGATAGTAGCAGGAGCCAAGGCACCAAGTCCTTTGATCTCTTTATTAGATACAGCGGCTGACTTCTTAACTGCACTGCGTAAGATAGGACCAGCCTCTCCAAACATGGCATCAATGGTTTCATCGCCATATGCATTAAGTATACGTTCAAGCTGAGTAGAATAATGACCGTTTAAAACATCATCAACGAATTGCTTTCCGTTTGTAGCTTTATCAGGAAGCTGACTAAGTATACGATTCATGGCGGCTTCACGAATCGCTTCCATAGTTTCTTCGCCAAGTTGTTCTTGTGCATCGCGAATCGTAGCGGCACTGTTTTTTCTAAATATAAGATCAACAACTTTGTCAGGATCTTTATCAGCCACGGCACGACTGATGCCTTTAGCCAAAGTGTTATTAGCTAACTCATCTTGTTCTTTTAACAGAGATCTAATCCTAGCAATTTGATCTGCCAAAGGCATGCCTGCCATGCGTGCTAACTCATCATCAGCGATTCGTGGGTTGACTGTGCCAAGGTCTGCGAGTCCGTTCATCAGTGCTTTATGTTGCTTACCAAACAGAACCTCACCTGTTGTGCCTAAACGATTAATCTCATCAACCATTTTACTGGGGTTAAACGTGCCATATATGTTTGTGTTCTGACGAGCTAATCTCTCAAGGTAGTTGCGTGCCATTGACTGGCGAACTGCCTCACGGGTCGCAACACCTGTGCCACGAGCCGCAGCAACCTGTTCTGCAAATCTGCGGCTTTCATTAAACTTACGAGTTAACGTGGATTTTAAATAATCCCCATCTGGTAATTGATTAATAACATTTGGGTCAATGCCGCCCCTTTGTAAAAACTCATCAAAGGTTGCTGGTGTTTCAATCGGTGCTCTGCCTCCAGGGACTACAGCCTTAAAAAACTTGTTTAATGTGGTGCCACGATTTGGTGCAAGCAACCCGTACTCTGAGTCAAATAATGCTTCAACATCAAGATTACCTTTTCTAAAATCTCTAAACACTTTTTCCGCATTGACATCACGAAAACGACCAACTCCTTTACCGTAAAAAGAATTTGCTTTGTCTAAAAGATCTAAACCTTGTTTAACTTTTTCACCAGCCCTGCGTCCGCCTTTGACCCGTGGCTGTAATAATTCTTCACGAATTGAAATTCGTGCATTCTTGAATGACTTGTCGATTGTGCCAAGCAAGTCACCAATAAATTTGCCGTTCTGAGTACCAACGAGACTAGGGTCAAAACCTGCTTCACGAAGCGCGGTACGAATACCATTCATCTCCTGTACGGTAGCCTTGCGGGTCAGACCTTTGCCCAACGGCTTGCCGTCTTTAGACTTCTTAAAGCCAAGAATAAACTTACCTACGCCAGACTCAGCAAGATTGAAGGCTGGATTCTCATTAACAAGTTGCTCAAACCGCCGAACAAGATCCTCTGTGGGCACAACTTCACGATTGCCCAACAGTTTGTTTGCCTGCCCATACAGGACATCAACATCTTCATCAAAGATACGTTTTGCTATGTCAATGGTATTGGCTATTTGACGACTGTCTAATGGTTTAGCATCATCACTAAACATTTTAATTAACCTATCTATTTCCGTGTTAACCATACCAGTTAGGTTTTGGTTTGCTTCACGCAAGATAGTTTCAGGGTTACCGTAAATACGTTCAATGTCTCTGTTTAACAATTTCAACAGTTTATCTGGGTTTGCTGATTTACCTGTGATTCCAATCTTTTGTAATCTGCCAGATAGTTCTCTGGCAACAAACTCTGCATTCTCTTGTGCAGCAACTTTGTTTGGAAACACTCCTTCATAAATTGCTTGTAAGCGTCCTAGAATTGGAGATTCATTCGCACCACGAACCGTGGGTCTGCCACCTGCGGCTATTACTTCTCGCGCTATAGCACGCGCCTCATTAGCAGATTCACCACCAGAACCTTTAATTAAACGACCAAAAATTGCTGCAAGACCCCGTCCAGCAAATTCACCAACACCACCAAGCGCAAACTCACCAAGCGCACCACGGCCTATCTCGTCAAGTGTTTCACGCTGTAAACCCTCATTAGTTTCTTGATATTGGTCAAACAAGTATCCAAGAGCCGTGCCTCCACCTGCAATAAGCGCAGCAGGAATAGCACCTACACCAGAAGCGGCAAGCGAGGCAGTAAGGCCACCGATTAAAGACCCTCGTGCTTCTCCGTAGAAGTCAGCAAAGTCATATCTGGTAAACCCTTCTTTCTCATCAATAGCCATCAACCCCGTGCCTGTGATGTTGTATTTATTTTTAACATCATCAGTTAACAGGTCGCGGTCTAAAAGAAACTCGCCCTTGTCATCTATCTGAATGGCCTCTTGGTTAATTCCTAGTTTTGCTAGACGAGCACGCCGTTCTTCTTCGTTATCACCCTTAGAAAACTCTTTACGAAAGAACATGTCTTGCACGCCTGTGTCGTAATCAATTTCACGAACAGGGAGCGTTGGTTCTACAGAAACAGGAGCTTGGTCAGGAGTAGAAGCCTGATCTGCAAAGAACGTATTGACTATAGCTTGTTGTTCCTCGTCAGTGGGACTGTCTCCTGCGATACGAACTTGTTCTACGCCATTTGGAGTTCTTATTTTTATAATACCCATTTACGAACCTCTTGACTACACCAAGTCATAAACGCCGTCATCACCCTTTTGTAAACGAGGACCAGCGGCTGCTTGTTTTGCTTGTTGTAAAGTTTTTAAATCAAGACCCACTAATTCTGCCACTTCTTTATAGCCTGCATGTGAACTACGAGCTTTACTGCGTATTATTTTTTGAACATTTCGTAAGGCATCAATCGCTGATTTTTTACTTTTAAATACATTACTATAAGAACCTAAGTTTAGCGTGTCCGTTCCAGGTTCAATAGAAGCATCTGCAAATCCCATTGATCTAGCAACCATAACACGTTCTTGGTTAGATATCATTTTACCGCCCTCGTTCAAAATTATACGAGCGGATTGTAAGGCCATAATTCTATTTAAGTTTTCAAACTCATTACCTGCACCAAGTTTACTGTAATCTAAGCCAGCTTTTGCAAGAAGAGGTTGCATAGGTGTGCCTTCAGTTGCTCCCTTTGCCGCATCGCTTAACTTACTTATTAAGCCTGTAGTTCCTAACGCTCCTTCATCAACAAGCCTAATAGCATCCTCTAAAGCATTGTCTGTTTCAGCAATAGAGGCCAAGTCATTTACATAACCTCTTGTTACAGCATTCCATTCGCTCTCTCTACCCGCTAAAATTGGTTTAGTTCCTTTAGGGGCACCAGCTTTAGGATAGTAAATTTCTACGCTGATATTTTCGTTAATCTTTCTAGTTTTAGGTGTTGACTGGTAGTAGTCATCTATTGTTTTACCTTCTGCTTCTAATCTTGCCTTTGTGAGTGATGCCTGATTAGTTATGAGTTGTTTATACAAAGACCCACTAGCGATGTTTTTAGTAAGTCCTGCTTGTTGTAAAGCATTAAAACCATTGTCGTTTAAACGAAGGTATTGACCTGATGTATACTGTTTACCGTCAGGACCTTCAAAGTCCTCTGTGACATAATAATCGTTTTTAGCGAACCCTCTAGTTCGGTCACCTTCCAACCTTTCAATCGTATACTTAGAAGCGAGAAGATCTGTTTCGCGTTCAAACGCTTTTCTTTTCTCTTTTGCTTTAATAAAGTTTGGTAGAGTTTTTCTCATGCCCTCAGAAAAGTTTGTTAAAGCATCTTCACTAGTGCCACTAGCAATGGTAAAGCCCATTAAGGCTATATTTAAACCTCTAGTTACAGAATCATCTTCTTCATATTTTGGCAACAACTTTAAAAACTCTGCTTTAATTGCGGCAGGAGAATCTGTCCCACTTTCTATCGCAGTCGTTACTTCAGATTGTGCAGAATCTTGAGATGGAATACCTTGAGAAGCATTTGCATTTCTTGCTTGTCTGATGATAGCGTCATCGTATTCTTCAGCAAGCTCTCCTGTCTTTGTTCCTGTTCCTGTCTTTGTTTCTGTCTTTGTTTCTGTTTCTGTATCTGTATCGCTCTCTGTTAATCTGCCAGCAGCTCTTTCTTGCTCTTCTTGATTACGTCTAGCGATCTCATCCACTTCTTTTTGGTTTCTTTCCTCGGTCAACAACCTTTGAATCTCAGGGTCAGTGCCAGGTCGCATGATTCCTAACTTCTCATCAAAGTAGGCTTCACCTGCGGCTGTTGCTGCTTCGTCCTCTCGTTCACGAACCTCTGCTTGTTGATCTGTGAAAGGAGGGCTATCTGGCGTAGTTGGCCTTACAACTCCTGCATCACGGTCAGCAGCGTCTACAGCACTTTGATACTGTTGCGCTTGTAGGTTAGCAACGTCTTGCGCTGACCTTCCACCCTGTGACCCAGCACGATTGCTAAAGTCCATGACGTTAATGCCTAAACTCGTTAAATAATCTTCACTTGGTGTCATACCAGCAAAGCGACCACCAACGGTGTCTTGATTTGGTGTGTCAGAAGTGGCTAATGCTCGTGTGGCACCACCAGTTACGCCACCAGCTAATTGACCCAAAACGTCTGCCGCAGCACTGATTCCCTTGCCAAATCCAGTGCCTGTGCCAACAAGATTTTCTGCTCTCCGTCTGGCTGCAAAACCTGCTCCTCTAGAGGTAAGACTCGCTGCCTCTGGCACGGTCAAAGAGCCGAGACCGCCTCTCATTGCTTTTTTTGCAATCCCAAGATCTAACGCACCTGACATTGTGTTTGCAGTTGTTGGAAAGGTAAATACGCGTCCATCTCTCGCTACACCGAAACTTCGGCTAGGACCGCCTACACCAAAAGGTTGAGAAGCAAAAACAGGTCGCGCTCCAGGGATGCGACCACGAACATTAATCTGACCACCATTGAAAAAGTTTTGCACGCCAGCCGAATTGTTCAAAGCGTTCCGAGCATTCCGTTTAAACATCTTACGGTTGTATATGCTCATCGCTATCTCCCAAACAGGCTGCTAAACAATCCACCTTCACCAAACGCTCCTGCTTCTTGCAGTCCCGCGATACCCATGCCAATGCCGCCAAGCTGTGATATCATGCTAGGCTTTGGTGCAGTGGTTTGTGTAAGCGTGCTTGTGGTCGTTGGTACGCCACGGAAGATGTCAGACATGAAACCAATACGTTGGTACGGCTCGAACTGGCGTTCAAGGCTCGTGGCACGCTGTGCATCAATCTCGGCTTGTTGCTGTCGCTGTTCTTGTCCACCAAGCTGTGATAGCAGGCCAATGTCTCGCTGTTGCGCAGCCTGCGCAGATTCGCCCAGAGCGGCTTGTTGGAGTCCGAGCTTGCCAAACAACTCTCCAGCTTGCTGTGCCCTGTTCTGTGCGCTTTCAAACGCCTGTGAACGCAGTTGTGATGATTGTCTTGCCAACGCATCCGCTGTATTGCGCTGTAGTTCTTGTTCTGCTACCGCCTGACGAGAGCCGCCAAAAGCACCACTTTGTATGGCACCAGAACCAATTCGCTGACGCTCGATGTCTGCCTGACGTTGCAAATCCCGCATACTTTGGTCAACAACTTGGTCTATGTAAGGATTCATAAACTGTTGATAGCCTTGTGGAGACAAAGACGCCACACCTTGACCAAGTGTGGCAGCACCAGCCTCCATCATGGGTTGATATGCACCGATTCCTGCCACTCCAAGTTCGATAGCCTGCCTTTGGGCAGGTGTCATGTCCGCAACTTGATAGTCAGGAATTGTAGTAGGCTGATTTGCTAGTGTTTCTGCACTGGACAAAAGGTTTTTTAAATATTCTTCCTGATAGGCTGGAAGCGATTGTGTGGTTGAAGTGATTGTCATCACGCCATCCTTTCAAATTTATCCATCAAAGAATACATAACATCAGCACCTTTCTTAGGGTCACCGTTTCCTGCGCCTGTAACAGCCTTTTTGGTCATAACAAACTCTTCGTCTGAAAGTCTTGCTTCTTGTACTTTTTTACCATTTTGATAGATACCTGCTTTAATATCGTCCGAGGTTCCAGTGCCTGGGCCTTCGATTAGACCGCCTTCGTTAAGGCTTACGATACCACCTTCTGCTAGATTTTGCCTACTTTTAACAGCGTCTTCTAGTTCTTCTATTGTATCATACGCTATTCCTGTCTTTGGGTCTACAAACAAGCCTTTATATGGTTTGCCTTTGTAATCAGGATTAGCCTCACCCCCTTTAGGCTGATCTGTTACATCTTCTTCACTTTTGCCGAGCAATCCTAAAACACTAGACCCTAGGGCAATGTCACCAGCACTAAGACCCGTGCCAAAAAGACCACCTTTAGCGGCTTCTGAAGCGGCGGCTTTTGCGGCAGTGGCCTCTGCGGCTTTTGCGGCGGCGGCTTGAGTAGCGGCTTTTGCTCCTGCCGATTGCGCTGCAACACCTGTTGCTCCTGTACCTATGCCAAGAGCACCAAGCCCCGCCCCTGCACCACCAGCAAGTATAGCGTTTTTTATAACATCGTCTGTGTCGCCACCAGCGAGAAGCGTGCCAATCCCAGATCCAAGAGCCGCGTTTAAAGCAGCACTACCCGCAGGACCGCCAACGAGATACCCTATTGCACCACCTGCTATCGGAGCTAATTTCTTTAAAAGACTCATGTTACAACCTTTACAACCCCACTATCATTGAATAAGGCTCCTGTTTCAAGTCCAGTAGCAGAGGTAGGCAAATCAGTTAGTGTTAGTTTAGTGCCGCGCATCTCTCCAGGGTTACGTTCTTGTTCAATAAATACCTGTATTGAACGCACAAGATCTGCCATGTACTGTTGTGTGTACTCTATCGGCGGTTCTGGGAGTCTTGGTGGTGCAACTTGATTACTTGACATTATCTTCTACCATCCTGTCTTATGTCTACGCGGGGGCTACCCAACTTCCACTTAGACCCTAATGCATTTGATTCTACACGAAGAGCAAACGAACGTCCACGAACTCTTAAATCTAGTTGTTCTGTGTAGGTTTCAACGGGTGTTGATTGCGTCCTTGTTGAAGTGCCAGCCTGTGTATTGTTAAAGTCTGCGCCTGGATTATTACGAGCTTTAACGGTAAAGGTAGCCTGTGGTGAAGCTAAGTTAGTTGAACCATCAAAAGTTAGATCGGGTATAACCTTGCGAAGATACGAAAATCTGTCGCCATCACCAATGTCTATAGAAGCAGATTCAATGAACGAGTCCATAGAAGACCCATCGTCATCATATCCTATTTCATGGTTGTATATAAGATTACTGCCTGTAGCTATAGGAAAGTTCCGAGTTCCACGGTCCAACCATGCAGTTCTCGAAAGTGTGCCAAAATACCATACTTTTTCATTGTAGTTGTAAGTAACATATTTATCATTATCACTAGAACTGGCAGACGGATAGAACCAAATTACTTCACTAAACTCTGAGTTTACACCTG